AACATATCGACGGGACACTTCATTCCAGACAAGTCCAACCTGGTGTTTGACTAGTTGCCGTGCTACAAAGATAGGAGCCTTAATATGGAACGATAGTGTACAGTGTCCAAAAGGAGTCCAATGGCCATGTTTAGCAAGATAACGAATTAGTTTCTTATCACCTTCTTTAAGCTCAAAGATACCTTGACCAGGAACATGATGGCCCCACATACTTTTCTTATTAAAAGATACTCTTGCCGCATTAACTACGGACAAGTCTGTACCCATACTGTCTACTAGAGTTACGTTAGTCATCTCGCCAAAGGTCTTGATCCCTAAAGGCATCATACTGATAGCCTTCATGGTCTTTCTTCGGTTTATGGTAGTCATGCCCTTCACTGTAGTCTGGTGTAGACCTCCATTCCCTATTATATTCATACTCATTAATAGTTGTGACACTATGAGTTATTTCACCTAATGATACTTTAGTTCTAGGTGGTTGTAAATGTGCCTTTTCTTGAGCTGCTTCTGTAGTGTAAGCAGTTACCAGATAATCTTTTTTTATGAGTTCAACATTACTCACCACATATCTAGTCATCAGTTAAAGTCTCCACGATGTGTCTCATTACTCTATACGGATCCGCATTGGATGCAGGGCGTCTATCTTCAAGATAACCACTATAGTCATTGTCTACTGTAACAATAGGTATACGAATACTAGCACCCCTATCACTAATCCCATAACTAAATTTCTTAATAGATTGTGTTTCATGTTTACCTGTCAACCTCTGGTCATTATCTGCTCCATACATCCCCATGGCTTCTTGATGTTTCGCCTTTAGCTTCTCACATATGGTTTGATGTAACTGTAATGTACCACGGTTTCTCATCTCATCATTAGAGAAATTCGTATGCATACCAGAACCATTCCAATCACCTTTCTGTGGTTTCGGTGCAAAGTTAATTGTCACACCATGTTTCTCTGCAATTCTCTGTAGAATGTATCGAGCCATCCATAAATCATCACCAGCTCTAATACCAGAACCCAACACTTGAAACTCCCACTGACCTAATGCAACTTCAGCATTAGTACCAGTAATACCAATATCAGCATTCATGCAAGCCTCTGTATGTCTGTCTACAATCTCACGCCCCACTACATTACCTTCACCTACACCACAATAGTAATCTCCTTGTGGTCGTGGCTTACCTTTCTTTGGCCAACCCAACGGGCGACCATCTTTATACATGAAATACTCTTGCTCAAAACCAAACCACCATTCACTACTCACCAAATTTTGACAATGTGTTCTCGTATTAGATTTATGTGGTTCATGGTCAGCATTCAACACCTCACACATTACATAAGTGCCACCCAATCCTGGTTGTGTTCTTGTTGCATCTGCACGAATACGGTCTATCGTGTGATACTCTGCAACTGGATTCAATATACAATCAGATTGATTACCTGTTGCCTGTTGTGTAGATGATCCATCAAATGCCCATACATCAGCGTGATCATTTACCTTTACTTTGCTTCTTAACGACTGTGTAGGTCTGTAACCATCAAGCCATACATATTCAAATTTTTGTGTCATATTAAGTTCCCACCTTCTTCACATATTTCCAAAATTCAGTGCCTTCAGGCCACTTCTGATTTTCTTTTTCGTGATACCACTGCCAATCACCTTCACCATTCTCAGCCAACCAACCCTGCATACTATCATGCTGTACAACCTTTACTGCAACGTGTTCGCCTGTTTTTTCATTCTCCAACACGATCTGTTGGCCTCGTCGATATATCATCCCTGATTTACCCAAACCATGCTCCTCTATAATTTCTGTAATATTCATAAAAAAGGTTTCAGACAAAAAATTTCTCGCCGCTTTCCGCCCCCTAACTTTTGTTTGGAAAGTTGATTTTGACCACAATAAAAAAGAGGGCAGGAGGAAGGAAGGACTTGGGTTCACCTTCAACCGACACCAGCAAACTACCGTTCTGATAGTTTCGTCGGAACTGTGTCCCGGTCTGTCGACCGATGTGACACCATCGGGTTTCCCCTAGGCGCCTGAGTACCACCTCTGACACACAACACTATCTCCGCTTGCTAGGGAGATTTTTATGTCAACTTCCTCCCCCAACCGTGTGCCCACAGTCGGGTGCCTTTTTTCATTCTGCTCTACTTTTTCTCCAACGATAATCACTTTTACTTCTATATTTCTTTTGATTATACTTGGTCACAAGTTCATCAGTTAATTCTTGGAGTTTAGGTACACAAATATCATTTGTCCATCGGACTAACTCTGCGTTATCATACTCCAGCGATTTAATCTTCTTATCGGCCTCTTCCAATTTATGGGAGAGATGTGCAATTCTACGCCGTGCTTCATCAACATAAGATTCTTTTTGTACTTCACTCATTTCTTAACTCCGTCGCCTTTTCTAATAACATCTGTTTACATTTAGTTATATCAGCTTTTACAAAAGGTTCATACTTTTCTATAAGTCTACTCACCTTTGGCCAAATATAACTCTCGTCAATTTCTTTATCAAATCTCTTTCTATAGTGCAAAAGTTTTTCCAGCACTACTAAAGTATCTAAACTAATCTTTTTAGATAGATATGCCTTTAGTAACTTTGGATGATTTCCCTTATCACAATTAAATATTATATCAAATTCTGACTCTAATGTCAATAGTTTTTCTGCATCATTGATAAAATTATATTCTATACTCTGACTACGGCTACTCCACTCTTTCCATATCTTATCATCGAACTCTGATATCCATTCTTTACCAGCTGTAAGATTAGCCACATAGTAATCTACAATATTAATATTTTTTCTTACTAATTTTTTAAAAAATCTTTTATCGGTTCTCTTTTCAAAACTTGCGGGTGTTGCATTGTGCTTACCATTATATTTAAAGTAGTCGTAATGATCTGTAGTAAAATGAAGCTTGAGGGCCAAGAACTGGCAATATGCTTCAAACTCTGTCATAAAGGTAACTGTGATGTTTTAGGTAGGTAATTTAACTTCTCGGCATCCATCTGGATCTTTTCTTTCAAACACTTATCAATCCATTTAGTTACCGAGGCGGGTTCAAGCATATTCTTTTCACAATAATATATAATTGCTTCCATATGTGTAAGGTTCTTAGTCCTTACAAGCTCATCAATTAGAATAGCAAATCTCTTTGTTGTAACTTTCTGTTCTACCATAATATAATCCTCAATAAAAATGAGCCCGTTTGATAACAAGGTGGAGCTCATACCCCGAATGAAATTATGCCGCTAAGGCAAAATCATTAAAATAAAAGTCATCATTGGCTTTTATGTTTTTGTGTCAGATTCCTCAGAAACATCTTCGTCCGTACGTCGATCCTGATTCACCCCCCTTAATTCGGCGTTCCTATCGTCGGGTAATGCTCCTTGCATTCCCAATCTACTCCATTCAGTGGGCGTATAGTAATAATAGGATGGCTTTGGACTTATAACTCCATGAACAGTTCTACCTGTCAAATCCATCCTACGTTCCTCTTCAATTCTTCGCACAGTCTTATGAAATTCAAAGATTCCATCGTAGCCTGTGCGAGTGTTGGTGGAGGTGGCCGGTTCTGCCCCGGCGTCCGTCCCGTCTACTAATGATTCGTCATCAGTATCTTTCACATAGTTATTTATCTAAATCTAAATTCAGATAAAATTCTTCCATTATCTCCTCTAGTAGTGGTAAATAATCAGCAGTTTTCTTTTCATAAATCTGCACTGTACCATTTTCAGCTACCATCATAATAACAATATTTTCTATTGTCATACCAGTATGCTCTTCAAACATCGTTGCATAAGCCGCACACTGAACAAAGTAATCTTCAATCCACGCCTCTTTCTTTTCAGTAGTGGTTGTCTTGAAGTCTACGATGGATAACTTACCTTCGTACTCACCTATAAAGTCACAACGACCTGCCACCTTATACTTCGGCGAGTGCATAGTCTGCTCTTGCATAACGACCTTTGTGATCTTAGTGTTCAGACTTTCTTTGATCTCACCAAACATATGCCAAGCTAAAAAGTGCTCAGACTTCATATCACTGATGTCACTGTTCTTCAAATAGTTTTCAACTATATTATGAAACACTGTGCCTCTACGTGCTGCCTTACCAGAAACAATACGAGCTTGCTCTTCACCTATACGATCACGCCATCGTTGTAGCCCTTCTTGTTTCCCAGGCCGTTTACCTAGTACCGTAGTGATACTAGGATACTTGAGGCCATCTGGCGCCTCATAGAACCGCATACCATGGAGTTTGTGTACAGGCAACTCCGGGAAAGGTTCATAACCATTTGTGTGTATAAATTCCATAATCTATTACCAAGTAAAATTAACTTTAAACATCAACTTTGTATCTCTATAGTCTCCCATATCAATAGTTCGATTGATATTACTACCATGCCTATCATCATAAGACACGCTCATCGTACCACCAACAGGCTGTAAGGCTTGACTAACGGTAAACTGCCAGTTCAAATTCTTCTTCACTTCACCCCTTAAACCAGCTTCAAAAGCCAAAGACGGAACTGTATCTGACATACTCATAATACTTCTTCCACCTTTACCTTTAGATACTGCCATTGTCGTTGACCCAAAGAACATACCATAGTCTTTTGATACTGTACTAGCTATTGTATCATACTTTCCCACTCCTGTCGAGCCTAAAAACCCATTTTCTTTAATAAAAGTTAAAGTCAACCAATCTTCTGGCTTATAATGAGCCGCAGTAGCAGAATCTGAATACATTACCCCTACCTTATCATTAGATATAAACGTACCATCATCTAATGTAGCCAATACTGGGTTATTCTCAAACCCCATAGTACGACCACGCCCCACTGACACACCATCCATATCAACTTTAAAGTTAGGCTTACCATTGTTCACCATTTGTAATGCCACACCGTCACCTAAATCCATATACTCTGTAATTACAGAACTATGTGAAGTATAGTTTGCTGCATTAGTTTTATAATCTCTACCATATCGGTCAAAGAATACTACATCCAAATCACTGGCAGAACGTATCAACGCAGAGCTAAGTTTA